GGGCTACCTTTGAAGTAGGAACGCCTAAATTTACAATATGGAACGGTGTGGATGACTCTAACACAGACATCTGGACAGTGGTACCAACAGGTTAAGGAAAAAAATGGCAGACTCAAATATAATTAAAATAAATCTTCAGACTACTGGGTCTAACTCTGGTACTTGGGGTACAATAACAAACGAAAACTTAGAGAAAGTAGAAGAAACATTAAAAGGATTTATTGCAGTTCCTCTTACAGGCGCAACAACTACCTTATCTAACCCTAGTGGTGGTAATGGTTCAACTTCACAGACATCTAAAATTACTCTTAAAATTACAGGCACTTTAGGTGCAACGACAACTGTAGAAACAGCAGCAAATGTTGATAATTTTTATTTAATAGAAGACGCAACAACGAGAGCTGGTAACACATTATTGTTTGGGCCTAACGGTGGAACTAAAGTAACACTAGTAGAAGGTGCAAAACATTTAGTTTTTGTTGATGGTGGAACTAACACAGCCTTTGATGTCTTTAGTGACATGGGTAATGTTAAAGCTAATGGCACACTAGAAGCAACAGGAGATGTTACACTTAATGGTGGAGATCTTACTTTTAATACAGGTGGTGCTAACAAAGATGCAACTTTTTCTGGTGTAGGAGAAGCTAATTTATTTAAAGTAGACGCCAGCACAGACCGTGTAGGTATTGCAACTAACTCACCAGCTACAACTTTAGATGTAGCAGGCACGTTTAAAGCAACGGGTGCTATAACATTAGCTGGCGTAACAACGACAGCAGCACTTAATGTAACAGATGCTGATTTTGTTTTTAATGATAATGGTGGATCACATGATGCTAGATTTGAAGGTGACACTGATACAGCTTTATTAATGATAGATGGTAGTGCAGACTTAGTAGCTATTGGATCGGCAACACCTTCTAATGGTAAACTAGAAGTTAATCAAAATGATGCAGCTGGTGGTATATCTTGTTTAAATTTAGATCAAGATGATGTTGATAAAGATTTTATTTATTTTGAAGGAACATCTGCAGGTGATAGCACAAGAAGTTTATCTTCTTCAACAGCTACAGCAGCCAATAAAGTAGGAGCAATTAGAGTAAGTATTAACGGCACTGATCGTTGGATTAGATTTTACGACACAGCTGTATAGGAGCTAAATGACTTTAGTAAAAGTACCAATTGCACCCGGAATAGACCAACAAGACACCGAGTATGGTGCAGAAGGTAAATGGTTCTTTGGTAAAAATGTTAGATTTAGATATGGCCTTCCAGAAAAAATAGGTGGTTTTACTACAGTTACAACAGAAACTTTAATAGGCGCAGCACGTGGTATCGTTGATTGGTTTGATCTTAGAGGTGAGCAATACTTAGCAACAGGAACTAATAAAAAATTATATGTTTATCAAAATGATGCGTGGTATGATATTACACCAACGCGTGCAACAGCAGCGGGTAACATTACAGGTTTTACAACTGTAAATAATTCTCCTACAGTGACAGTAACAGACGCAGCACATGGAGCCATAGAAGGAGATTTTGTAACCATAACAAGTGTAAGTGGCGCTGTTAATGGTATACCAGCAGCTACATTACAAAACAAACAATACGAAATAATAGAAGTTGTATCTACAACACAATATAAAATTACAGCGACTGCTGATGCAACAAGTACAGGTGCTTCTGCAGAAACGGCAACAGCATCTTATGAAATTAGCACTAACCCTGCTACATCTATAGCCGGTTACGGTTGGGGTGCAGGTACGTGGGGATTATCTACATGGAACACAACAAGAGCTGGTCTTGCAGCACCTAACTCAGTACAATTAGATTCAGGTAAATGGTCCTTGGACACCTGGGGGGAAGATTTATTGGCATGCCAGTTTAATGGTTCTCTTTATTATTGGGACACATCAGCTAGTGCAGGTACTCCTGTAGCAGCAGCTATATTAACAAACGCGCCAACACAAAGTAGATTTGCTATGGTATCTGGTACAGATAGACATGTCATATGTTTTGGAACACAACTTATAGGAACAACAACCCAAGATGATATGTTTATACGTTGGTCTGATCAAGAGAATGAGAATGACTGGACACCGACAGCGACAAACACGTCTGGATCACAACGATTAACAGATGGCAGTAAATTAATTACAGCTAAAAGATCACGTGGTGCCATGCTTGTATGGACAGATACTGCATTGTATCAAATGCAACTTGTAGGTGCACCATTTACATTTGGTTTTTCCCAGTTAGGTTCTGCATGTGGTGCTATAGGATTGCACTCAGCAGTAGAACAGAATGGGAACGCTTTTTGGATGGGTAAAGATTCTTTCTTTGTATTTGATGGTGCCGTTAAAAAAATACCATGCAGTGTGGAAGATTATGTATTTACAAATATAGATCAAGCGTCACAAAAAGATACATTTGCTTGTCTTAATAGTGAATTTAATGAAGTAACATGGTTTTATCCCTCTAGTGGATCATCACAAATAGATAGATATGTAACATTTAATTATGAAGAACAATCATGGTCCATAGGAGAATTAGCTAGAACTTCATGGGTAGATAAAGGGGTGTATGATTTTCCTTATGCATTAGATTTTGATCCTAATAGTTCAACAACACCAGTTAAACCTTTAGCACCAGCTACAGAAATATCTGGAGTAACTAATGGACGTGCGTTAATGTATGCACAAGAATTTGGAACAGATGCAAACGGAGTAGCTTTAGAATCAGAATTAAATTCTGGTGCTTTTGTCATACCAGAAGCTGGAGAAAGACTAATGTCTATAAAAAGATTTATACCAGATTTTAAAGTTATTGCTGGTAATGTAAATGTAGATTTAATTTTTAAATTATATCCTACATCAAGTGCTACAACTTCTACTCATACTATTACATCTACAACGACTAAAGTAGACACACGTGCACGTGGACGTCAAGCACAAGTTAGTATAAAGACTACAGAACTTGGTTCTAATTGGCGTTATGGTACGTATAGAGCTGATGTACAACAAGACGGGATGCGATAATGGCACAAATAGTTTTACCAAGAACGCCGCAAGGCACACCAGAATATGATAAGGTCCAAATAGATAAGCTAGTTGGTAACCTAGATCAATTAATTTTATTGCTTAACAGTACTTACACACCGGAAACGTTGCGTAATGATGATGAAGCGTTTGCGTGGTTTAATGGGTAACGTATATACAAATTATAAAGTAGATTTAGCTACAAATACTAACCCTGTGGTACTATATACAGTACCAGATAAGGCACAGGCTGTAATTAAATCCATAAGAGTTAGCGATGACTCAGGTGCTGGTAGTACTATTACTGTAACTATTACAGATGCAGCAAGTGCAGTGTTTAGTTTGGGTAAAGATATAGTGGTAGGAGCCGTGGTTCCTGTAGAATTACTAACTGAACCCCTTGTAGCCAAGCAAGGAGAGATAATAACAGTTACACCAGGTAATGCAGATAGGCTGCATGTGGTGCTTTCTGTGCTTGAAATTAATAATAATACTTGATATAAGGAGTAAACATGCCTATAAAAGATGATAGTGTAGTAAAGTGGACCACGGTAAATGGAGAACAAGTACCTGAAATAGTAGTTCCAGCCGAAGTAACTATTACTAACACTAAAACAGGAAAACTATATGGCTCAGATAAAGAAGCTGAGGATGATGTAGCAAACCCTGCAACTGATACAGAAGTAAAACATATAAGACGCGACGTTAAAGTTTCTGTAGCCATTCACAAAATAATTAAAAGTATAGTAGGGAGTTTATAATGGTTGAAGAAGCACAAAGACAAAGAACTAGGTTTCCAGGAAGATCGGGAAGAAAGCCAAGAGGATCAAAATCAGATTTTTTTAGAGGACGTCCTGCAATGGATGAAAGATTTGGTGGTAACATGGAAGCCAGAAACAATGCAGGTGCTCGTGGAATCATGAATGAAGATTTACTTGATCGAGTTATAGACGATAGAAGAATGCGACGAGAAGCAGAACAATACCGTAATCAAATGTTAAGAGAAGATTATGCAATTGCAAATTCTAATCTTAGTCAATTTCTTAATCCCGATGTAATGGCAAGACAATTTAATAATCCTCAAGCAGGAAAATTAGCTGAAATTTATAATCAATTAGATCAAGGCTCTAATATGTCAGATGTTGAATTTGAAGATGGGCAAGCACTAAGAAATCTTATGGGCTTTACTAATGACCTACAATTAAATCCAGATAATTATAATTCTATGTATATGGATGAAGAAATGGTAGATGATGGTCCTGGTGTAATATTTGATACCGATGGTTATTTTACTAAAGACGAAACTGTAGCCAACAGCCCTTACGGTGCTTTTAATCAAGGACTAATGGAAAGATTTGGAAGAGAAAATCCTAGAATAATCAACAGAGCAGAGAATGCCGTGCTTAATGACGGTAGTACAATACCTGTAAGTAATGCTGTTTCATTACGGGATTATGAAGGTAACCAAGCATCCATGAATGGTCAAATAGTTGATAGAGCAGAGGAATTAAATTATAATAGAGGACGACCAATGGGCGGAGAAGAATTTTTTGAAAATGAAACAATAAACCCTGACCCTAATTATGATTATTTATATAAACAATTTGATGAAATGACACCGTTACAAAGTGGTGAAGATCAAATGGCAGGAACATTTGGATTACCTTTTAATTTATTTCAAGACCCAACTGCTGATGGAGGTTTTATAGATTACTTTGGTAGAAAAATTTCAGGCGATGATCCTTATGATCCAGAGAGAGATGGTCCTTTTAATCCTGAAACAGAAGAACAAAGAAAAAGAAGGTTTATGCAAAACTATGGATAAACAAAGACAAGGTATAGGTGCATACAAAGATAGACCGGGCTACTTTATAGGTGGCATGGTCGGCGGTGCAATATTAGGTGCACTCGTTAATAAGATTCAAGGAAAAGATTGGAAACGTGGCGCTGTCTTTGGTGGTCTTACTGGTGGAGTTATGGGAAGCACAGGAATGTCTAGTGTTTTAGGAAAAATGAAACCTGGAATGTTAAAAAACTTATTGACAGTAGGGGGAACTCAATACGGGGGAACAGCGGCGGCGTCAGGTCTTGCTAAATATGGTCTTCCAGCTGCGGCAGCTTACATGGCCGGTGATCCTGAAGATGATAGAAAAAAACAAGAAGAAGCAATGGCACGCATGGAAGCTGAACAAAGAAAGAAAAATTTAGAATATTATTCTGGTTGGTATGACAATCCATTTGAAGGTTTTAATGATGGTGGTGAGGTAATGGTAGAAGAAACACAGACTGCATCAGCACCTAATCCAATGGCAGAAGCATTTAATATGTTTGTTAATGAATTTGGAAGACCACCTAGTAGTGAAGACGAGTTAATGGAATTTATTCAGCAGTTAGATATTGATAGACCAATGGTAGCACGTGGAGGACGTATCCATGCTAAAGATGGTTTATGGGCTAACATACATGCTAAAAGAAAAAGAATTGCAGATGGAAGTGGAGAAAAAATGAGATCTCCAGGTTCATCTGGTGCACCTACAGCTAAAGCATTACGCGATAGTAAATCTGAAGGTGGCATAAGTGATTTAGACATGCGTCTAGGAGGCGCATCTAATGGACCAGGAACAGGAACGTCAGATGATATTCCTGCAATGTTAAGTGATGGCGAATTTGTAGTCACCGCAAACGCAGTAAAAAATCTAGGAGGAGGAGATCGTATGCTTGGAGCACAGAAAATGTATCAAATGATGAACCAGTTAGACCCTAATTCGCAAACCCCAGCGGAGATGACAACAGTCGGATATGCTTAGTGGAGTGGAGATTTTTTAAAGAAGACGATCTTGAGTGGATCTTAAAAGCCACAAAGGATATGTTTGATGAGTCGGAATGGAATGACGGCGAGTATGACAAGGAAAAAATAAAAAGTTATTTTTACCGGGTTATAGATAGTCCCTTGTATATGTTTGGGATTATTACAATGAAAGGCGAAGAGAAAATTGGTTTCATGACAGGTGAGATAATTCAGTTTTCTTTTATGAAAGATTTTTTTGCGAGGGAATCAGAATTGTATGTGATACCATCGGAAAGAGGAAAAATGGGTGCGGTTTTTATGATGAAAAAATTTATGGAATGGGCTAAAACAAACAAAGCAAGAGAAGTTTATTTTGAACCTTCTACTAACGGCATGAATGTCGATAAATTTGATTCAATGGCTAAACGTTTAGGTATGAAAAAAGAAGCTAAATACAGGAGAGTAATTTAATGAGTACAGGTGGAGGAGCTCCAACAGGAGATACTGCGATACGGTATCAATCGGAGATGCCAGAGGTTATGGGCCGTAAGCTTGGGCTTATGGATCAGGCAGTTAACTTAGCAAAAACAGGACAAGCAGGATCTTATAATCCAACGTTACCTACACAACAAGTAGCTGGTTTTAGTAATCAACAAGAAATGGCGCAAGATCTAGCACAACAAGGTGTTGGTGGATATGCTCCTTATATGCAAAATGCTGCAACGTTAGCAAACAGATCTGTAAATCCTAATGCTTATAAAGATTTTTTAAATCCGTATCAATCATATGTTACACAAGGAATTGAAGATCAATTTTCTAAAGCACAAAATCAAGCTGATATGCAAGCAGTTCAAGCTGGTGCGTTTGGTGGATCAAGACAAGGAATTCAAACAGCAGAATTAGCGAACCAAAGGGCCCAGGCAGTTGGTTCATCTTTAGCGCAAGGCTATGGACAAGCACAACAAACAGCGAATCAAGTGTATGGTCAAGGCGCACAACAACAAGCGGCGTTAGGACAACAAGCACAACAAATGAACATGGGTGATATTTCAACACTAATGCAGACTGGTGGACAGCAGCAACAACTGGCACAACAAGGAATGGATTCACAATATAGACAACAAATACAACAGATGTATGAACCTTATCAGCGTATGGGCTTTGTTTCAGACATCTTCCAAGGTGCACCTACAAGTGCATCGTCTTTGGCTATGGCTACAACACCTCAAGCTAATCCTCTTGCACAAGCAGTAGGAGCAGGCATTACAGGTCTAGCAGCATACCAAGGATTTGGAAATTTAAACAAAGGCTAAAGGAGAACCATGGCGGGGAATACTTTAAACAGAGCTCTATTTAAAAGAGGGCCAGATGGACAAATGCGACAAGCACTGTATAAAGGTGGCTTAGGTGGATTTGGAAACATATTTAAATATGGTTTTAAAAATGCATTTAAAAAAGATCCGCAGTTTGAAATGTTTAATTATAAAGATAACCCTCCTGTAAATTATGTGGATGATTTAGGTGAAAGCCAAGTACTTAATACACAAGAAGTAATTCCTTACGATGTAAATAAGAAACAAAATATTTATGGCCAAGATTTAGAAAATAGTTTTTATAACATGGATTCCGCTATGGATGAGATGCGTAAGAAAAAAAGACCTCCTGTTATTGAAACAACTCCAGAGACAAGTAGTACAGACCTTTTTGGTAACACCACTACAACAGGTGGAAACACTAAATTTAATTTAGGTAATCTTTACAATGCACCTTTTACTAATTTTGGAACATTAAGAGAACGTTGGGCAACAATGGATCCAGTGACTAAAAAGAAAGCCTATAAAAATATTATAGCAACTGGAACTTTATACACTATGATGCCTGATTGGTTAAAAGATGATCCAGTAGCAAAAGAAGTAGAACAAGAAAGCGTAAGTACAACTTTAGAAGAACAAGGATTACCAGTTCCAGCAATGTCTTATGAAGATGCAGTAGATAATGGTGAACAAGTAAGAAAACAAGTAGAAGAATTTGTAATGATGTCTGATGAAGAAATTTCAGCTAAAGAAAAATCCTTACAAGAAGAACAAGCAATTTTAAATTCTAGTTCTAGTTCAGCAGTTACTAATAATGATAACGCTGATGATTTAAACACAAATAAAGGTGAAGGTAATTTAGCAGAAGGTGTAGCAGAAGAAGCAGCTGACCTAGGTTATGGTGCAAATAATGGAGAACAAGTAAGAGAAGGTGTAGAAACATATGATTTAACAGGGGCAATGGCAGCAGAAGATTCGGACATAGAAATCACAAGTATAGAAAATACTAAAGCAGAACTTATGTCTTTGATGGGTGATGATAGTAAAATGATGAACACGATGATGTTAATGCAATTAGGTTTATCTTTAATGAGTGGTAAAACTAATAGATCTGGTCTAGCTGGTTTCTTAGATGTAGCAGCAACAGCTGGTAATGAAATACTACCAATAGCAATGCAAAATTTAGCTAACAAATCTAAACAAGAAAAAGAAATTGCACTAGCAGCGTATGAAATATACCGCGATGAAATTGGAGCTCAAACTAAAAGACAAACTGACATAGAAGATTTCTATGCAAAAGAATACATTAAAAAACAATTTGAAGGTAATGATCCTAAAGGAACATTGCGTCAAGTTATGATGAGAAAAGTAATTGAAACACCAGATGGACAAACATATGAACAATGGGATCCACTTGATCAAGTATTTGATAAGGGCGAACGTGCTGCATATTATTTGAATCTTTCAAGAAACGGGGATTCAGAAAAAGGAATTAAACCAGGTGACATTCGTATTACTAGTGACTTAGATAACGCAGCAGCTTCTGCGGGTAACGATCCTTACCAAGGAGACTTAACTAAATCACAACGTGGACAACACTTAGCTTTAGCTTCAGTATTTGAAGCAGCTTTACCGGACGCGTTAAACATACAAATGAATCCTAAGTTTGGATTATATTCAGGTAATTTACCAACAGGTGTCACAGGAGATATGGTTTCTAAAATTAGAACATTTACTAGAGAATCAAAACAATTTGTAAACGCTTTTGGTTTGGGTAATGTTGTACCTTTTGTTGAAAATACAGGGAAATTAAGCATGGGATCTTTAGATGTACAAATGAAAAAAAATATGATTTTTAGTGGTTCACAAGCTAACCAAATTTCTGAAACAGGATCAAAAGATATATATAAAGGGGAAGCTATAGGTCCCGATGGAACTTTAATGCAAGGTGAATGGGCAACAGATGATTATGTTAAAAATTTAATTTCTAATCCTGCATTAGATGTATTAGAAATGACTCAAAATAGATTAGGTTTCTTGGCTGCTCGTTTAAAACAACCTACAGGTCGTCTACTTGCCGATACTATTAAACGTTCAATTGAAGAAGTTAAAATGAAGGGTTTTGCAGCTGGGGATCCAGAACAAGTTTCACACAGACTTAATCAATTTACAAAAGATTTATATCAACAATATGTAAAACATTCTTTACTAGGAGGTAGTAGAATAACTGACTCGTGGCCCGTGGACCCAGGTATTTACGGGAAAGAAAGAATTACAATTAAAGATTACCAAGATGCATACTATGATTTTATTGGTGGATCACAAAATACTAATAACTTACCTATTGATATGAGCTGGGTAAGTGTTAATGATAAGATTAAAAGTTCGGCTCCAGCGTATTCAGGTGATTCCAATTCAACCATTGATGCTAGTGGACCCATTAACTTTTTTAATTTATATAATAAATATATGCCAGGAGATGATCAAACTTTTGGTAACAAAGGATACCAAGGAAACTAATGGCTGAAACAGATAGAAGTTTAAAATTAAATCCTATTTCAACAAATCAATTATCAAGTTTAATTGTTGGTGATGCAGGTAGAC